GTAGGCCGACATTCGACGATTCATCGGCGCGTCGATCTCGACCAGACTCGCCCAAACGCCGTCCGGCTCCTGCACCGGCGCATAGATGCGCGCCCACATCTTCTCGTCCGCGCCTGAGATCTCGAAGGATTGTTCGGCTATAACCTGCATAGGCGATCGGGTCCGCTGACGGCGAATGACACCATGCGACGCTCGGCTCGTCAAGAACGAAAAGAGAACACCTACCAGCCTAGCAGCGGCGGAAAATCGAGCCTGCCTTTGTTGCAATTGCCTAAGCGCTCGTTGGCCATCGAGTAGCAGCCTGGCGCTTTGAGCCGCCGGCAAATGCCGAGGTCGCTTTCATATTGCATGCTGCACTCCGGACGTGAGCTCCACTCATAGGGATTCCCTGATTGAGGCATGCGCGGCGGGTCTCGTGGGGGCGTCAGATTTGAGACCTGCGGACCCGCAAGCGCGCCCGCGATCTGCGCCGCAGTGGCCAAGCCGGCCAGAGGCGCTGGCCGCAGATCCACGCCCATCGGAGCCGCGAGGAACTGCTGAATGGTCTCGGGCAGGTGAAGCGGTGGCAGCGTCGGCGGCGGCGATGGAGGCGGCGGGGCGAAGTGGCAGGTCGGGCAGGTCGCGTCGTTGTAGGCGAGCTGGACGGCGGCCGCGGGGTCACTGGCGCCGCGCCCGGCCGATGCGGCCCGGACAACCGGCGCCCAGTCGAAGTCGCCGCCAAAGTCCACGGGAGCGGCCGCCGGCGAAGCCCCCGCGTTCGGGGCAGCAGCATCGCGGCTCGCCGCCACGCCGCTCGCGGCCATCTGCGCCGGCGCTTGCCGCGCCATGAACGCGCGATAGCCGCTGCCGAACAGGCGGCGGGCTGGGCGGATCCGCCATAGGGCGAAGAGCCGCCCGCGCCGGATTGGGCGAGCAGCTGGATCAGGTCGTCGAGCGAGGCGCGCGCCGCCTGATCCCGACGGAATGAGCGTCATCGGGAGGAGTCTTCCTGATTTTGGGATTGGAGCCGCGCGCGCGACTTCCCGCTGCGAGGGCCGTTTAATTCACAGCGTTACTTCCCAGCCCACCTTCGGAGCGAGCCGGCGCCGCCCACGACGGGTCGGCGGCGATTCCAACCGAGCTTGCGGTTCGAGTGCTCGTACGCCGCAACATTGCAGCACCGGAACAAAACAAGTACGAAGGCGCTCGGAACGCCCCGCAGCGGAGCCGTGGAACAATGCCATCAGACCACAATGACGACGGGCCGTTGGACCCGAGTTTCTTCAGCGGACGCCTGCTCGTCGAAATCCGCAGTTGGGATTGGAACCTGCACCTCGGCGTGGACCGCACGCTCACGCCGCGGAAGCACAGGTTCCAGGGCGGCCTGAGCTACGGGAAGCCTTTCGATGTCTCTGGGCGCATCCTTGCCCCTCGAGAACATCGCGATGAGCGGATTCGCCTCCACCTCATGCCATTCGGACCAGAGCTCCGGTTCACCGTTCGGGAGCATGAAGAGGTCGGGCGCCTTTATCTGCCGGAACCTCAAGCCGAACGTGAGGAATTCCAGGCCACACTGCTGGTCCCCGTAGATGCTCTGCCAACGATGGCGACGTGCTTGGATTCCGTTTGGAAATACGTCCACATCTGGACCTTCGACCCGGATCCGCATGAAGCCAGCATTCGCGACTACGCCTTCTCTGCGACGATCTCGGAGAAGGTGAGACCCTGGGCGGATGGCGAATAGGCGAAAGCTCACGGTGAAGCCCCGGCGGGATCACCCCGCCCGGCCTCCCCGGCCGGGCGGAGCTCACCGCCGCCGCTACTGCAGGTCGGCGATGACGAAGTGGGCCTTCTCGTTGGCGCACTCGAAGGCGGCTTCGTGGGTCATGATCTGCTTCTGGCTGTCGCCGGTCTTGGCCAGATCATCGGTCTTGAAGCCGTCCAGGGTGGCGACCGCCGCATACTCCGGGTCCACCGCCACCATGTCGCGGGTCAGCCCATAGGGGTGCGGCACCAGCATCAGCTGGCCGAAGTCGCCGACATAGACCTCGGCGCCGGCGATGATGGTCGCCTGCTCGCGGCCCTTCACCTCGGCGCGGATGTCGGCGATGCCGGTGAAGGCCGAGAACTCCTGCTTCTGCACCGGGCCCATGAAGGCGATCGAGGGGTTGGCGCCGTTGGAAAAGGCGTTGGCCCAGGCGGCCTTCAAGAGCGCTTCAGTGAAGGTGCGCTGCGTCCCGTTCGTCGCCGCATTGACCACGCCCGTATTGAAACCGCCGCTCGCCCCGGAGGTCCCGCGCGAGACGTTGCTGGTCAGCCACGCCAGGATCCCCGCCGTGCCGCGGGGCGTGGCGCCGGACTCCGCCACCGAGGCGAAGTTGCCGACCATCCGCGCCTCCATGTCCCGGCGCAGCTCGATGCCCTTGCGCACCTTCTGGCGGTTGACCTCCGACTTGCGGCCGGCCTTGTCGACCACCTCCTGGGTCCGGGAGACGCCGAGCGTCTTGCGGAAGATCTGGCAGTAGTTGCCGACCCGGGTGGTGTTGTTCGGCGCATCCAGCGTCGCGACGTCGTCACCTTCCAGCTGGGCGTTGTTCGGGTTGGGCGTGGCGAGCGTCTCGGTCTGCCATTCGTGGTAGCGGGCCGAGGCCTTCTTCTTGCCGATCGCCGAGATGAACGGCGTCTTCTCCGGCGCCACGCGGTAGATGGTGTCCTCCAGGTCCTCGCGGTCGCCGACGGCGTTCAGCGTGGTGGAGAGATTGGTCGGAGCCGTCATGGGCTCTAGTCTCCTCGAGCGTTGAGCAGGGCCACCGCGTCCTCGATCGATCGCGTCTTGGCGAAGCGGCTCTTGGCCTGGGCCGCCCTGCGGGCTTTGGGGTCGACCGGTCCCGCCGACGCCCCGCCCCTGGCGAGGGGCCGGGTCGCGGGCGCGGCCGGTCGTGGGGTGGAGTTGGACGCCCTGGCCTTGGCCTGGGCCTGGTCCCAGAGCATCGCCTTGCGGGCGAGGCTCATCTCGAGGGCCGAGATCGCCAACAGGGCCTGCGGCGGAACGCCGTGGCCGTGCAGATAGCGGGTGACCTCGGTGCGCCGCTCGGCCCCGTTCCCGGGGTCGGCGAGCTCCGGATCGAGCCCCCTCAGCTTCTCGAATTCGGCCGCGACATAGGCGTTGTGGCTCGCCTGGCGCGCCGCGAGCGCGGTGCGCGAGGCGTGCTGCAGCCGGGCCTTTTCGGCTTCGTGCTGCGCGCGCGCCGCGGCCATCTGCTCGACGCCGTGCGCCTGGGCGAACGCCGTCCAGTCCGGCTCGCCCTGCCAGCGGGCGTGGAACTGGGCCATCGCCTCGGGCAGCAGGTCGGCGAGCTCCTCGGCGAGCGCGCGCGCCTCTGTCGCATCCTTCAGGGCGGCCTCGCGCACCTGTTGCGCTTCGGCCTTGGCCCGGGCGGCGGCCTCCTCCCTCGGTCCTTCCTGCGACAGCACGACGGCCTGCAGGTCGGGATCGAGCTCGGCGAACCGGGCCTTGGCGTCCTTCGACCAGTACTTCGGCGGCTCCAGGCGATCGACCTCGCCCTCCTCCGCCTCGGTTTCATCCTCTCCGTCGTCCGGGTCTTCGGCCCAGCCTTCGGCCTCCTCGGGCGCACTGGCCGCGCCCTCGAAATCGTCATCGGCTTCGGGGCGTGCTCGCCCGTCCTCGCCCTCGCGGTCGCGCCGGTTCAGCAGCGCCACGGCCTCGTCGAGCGACAGCGCGCCGCCCTGCGGCGCTTCAGCGGCCTCAGCCATTCGTCACCTTGCTTGTTGCACGAGAGGCGGCCGCAGGCGGGCCGCCGCATGCGACGACCACCGCGGTCGCCGCGTTTCGGCGCACGATGAGCGCCTCACCTGAAATCTTCGTCCGAGCGGCGCTGAGCGCGCGCTGCGGTCGCGTCTGCCGCCTATGGCAGGTTCACGGCCTTGACGCCCTTCTCGTCCAACCAGAGATCGCAGGCCCCACCCAAGCAGGCCATCTCGTTCCTGGTGAACATCTCGTGCGGGATGTCGTCACGCAGCTGCTTGAGCAGCCAGGGCGTGAACACCCGGTCCCACTGGGCCAGCAACGACCGCTTGTCGCGGATCGCTCTGCCGGCGTGGCCCGGACCATTCACCCTCAAGGGATAGGAGACGAAGGCCGCGGCCGACGCCCGCTTGCCGGCGAGCACATCGCGCTGGAAGCGACGAACCTTCGCCTCATACTCAGCATCGGAAATGGTCGTGAAATCGTAGAGTCGCGTGGGAATTCCGTAGAGCTCCCAACGGCCCTTGAACTTGACGGGCGAAGACCTACCGTCCTTGGTCCAGCGTCCGGCCAGACCCGTCGAGGTATAGAAGGTCAGCGTCTTGGGATCTAGATGCTTCGGAGGCTTGCTCTCATCTATGAAGTGCAACGTGAACACGCTGCCGTCCGCGCCGTCCAGCACGACGTCCGCGCCTGCGACATGAGCCGTCACCGGAATGTCCACGAGATCGGGCTGCCGAAAATAGTGGCCGGCCACGATGACCTCGTTGTCGCGCACGGAGAGCTGCAGGCCCGCACGGTCAGGTCCGAGCTTGCCGAAGAACTCGTGCGTCAGGATCGCGTCCTCGCCCCGCGCGCCCATTCCGGCGCCCAGCGCCGCGAGCGCCGCCGCCCCGCCCAGCAAGATCCTTCGGGCCCGCCAGAACATCCATCCGCCCCCATCAGCCTCACGCAACCGAGGGTAGCTTCGCCGGCGAGCTACGGTCAAGAACAAAACAGAAACCAGCCCCCGACGCTGCGGACGGCCGCCGCTCATCGGCCCGAGCGCGGCTTCGGCGGAAGCGCCCGGAGCGCGTTCTGGAAGAAGATCACGCGGTTCTTCGACTGCTTGTACCAATCCGAGGCCTCGCCGGGTTTGCTGGACTTGGCCACCTCGGCCGCCGCCCCGGCGTAGTCACCGGCTTTGATCATCCGCCAGGCGTTCGGGAACTTGTCGGTCCAGCCGTGTCCAAGCTGAAAGTTCACCGAGGCGAGCGGCACGATGAAATTGGGATCGGTGATGCCGGCTTCGGCCGTCTGGGCGCGCGCGGCGTCCAAGGCGCCGCCGCCGTCGCGCGCGAAAAACTGGTCTATTCGCGCCTTGTCGATCGTATCTCCGACCTTCAGGTGGTCGGCCGGCACGACCTTGTGACCGATGCCGACCGTCGGGTTCTTCGCCTTTGCGTTGTCCCGATAGACATCCGTGCGGAAGCCTTCCACGCCAGGCGCCGCCAGCAACGTCTTCAGCGCGGCGAGCTGCGCATCGGGATCAGCGGCTGCGCCGCGCCCCGTGACAGCCGTGGGCGTTGGCGCCGGGAGGCTCACGTCCGACGGGAGCGCCACGTCGTCGGGCGCGATCGGCGGAGGATCGGACAAGGCTGAAGAAGAGGCCTGCAGCCCCGAAGGAGCCGACGCGCCCTGGTCGCCTGCGCCGTCCAACGGGTCAGGGGCGGTCGCGGCGGCGGACCCTCCCGGATCGCTCCGCTCGTTGATGTCCGCGGCGGCCCCGCCCTGTCCGACGCCCGCGGCGAACTGCGCCAGCCACGCAGCCGGGTCGCCGCTGCCGACGCCCGACGCCGCGGACGGCGGCATCGGCGCGGCGTTGTCGGCCATGTAGGCCGCGTAGCCTTGGCCGAACAGGCCGCCGCTCGGCGGCAGCCGCGCGTCGTGGGCGCGGGCGGCCAGATACTGGGCGATGGGATCGTCCGCGACCTGGGGCCCTCTCTTCAGGTTGCGGACAAAGGCGAGCAGGTCAGGCGTCGACCAGCCGCCGTCGCCCTCGCCCGTTCCGTCGAGGCTCATGGAAACTCCGTTCTGACTGAAAATGGCGCGCCGAGGGTTCGCCTGGCGGATGCGCGACCCGCCCCTGCGCTAGCGCAAAAGTTGCAACACTTGCCTATTGCGAAAGACAGGCGAGCCCGACCGTGTCTGAATGACGCGGTCGGAGACGGGAGCGTCGGATGCCGCACTACAAGGTTCACTACCTCGACGCGCATGGACGCGTCGTCGGGCGGTTCGAGTTCCACTGCCCCACGGATGCAGAAGCGGAGGAGGCCTGCGAGGATCTCTCCGATCCGCGGCCGAAAGAGCTGTGGTGCGGCGCCCGCTGGATCCGCGCCTGGCCCGCGCCCCTGAGGGAGCTGCGCAGCGCCTGAGCTGACCGCTAGCCTCGGGTCAGCCCGACCTGGGCGATCGCATCGTCGGCCGCGCGCGCATAGCCGGCGTGCTCGCCGGCCGCGATCGTCCTCATCAGCGCCTCGCGCACCGCCGCCAGGTTTTGCAAAGACATGTGCAGCTTGAGCACCCTGCCGTCGGCGCCGACCGGCGTCTGGGAGAGCGCCGCCAGCAGGGCCGCGCGCACCGCCTCGAAGGCCGCACCCGTCTCGGCGAGTTCGGCTTCCGCCTTGGCGCCGCGCAGCATGTCCGCCGCCAGATCGCGCCCGCTCATGGCTTGGCGCCTCCCGGCAGGTCGCGCACCTCGCCCACCACGCTCGTCGAGCTCGAAACCCCGGTCGCCAGGGCCTGTCGTTTCAGCGCCAAGGTCGCGGCGAGCTCCTCCTGCTTCAGCCGCAGCGCCTCTGCCGCCTGCTCACGTTCCAGCTTCAGCTTGGCGAGCATCTCCTCGCGCTTGAGCGCCACGTCGGCGGCCAGCCGCTCGCGGGCGATCTGCAGGGCGTTGGCCGCCTGCTGCCGATCCGCCGCGTTGCGGGCGGCGAGCTTGGCGGCCTCGAGCTGCGCCTCGGCCTGGGCCTTGGCCGCCTCGGGATCGTCGTGCGGCTGGGGCTGCGCCGGCGCGTGCGCCGGGTCGCTCCAGTAGAGCTCGGGGCTCTTCTCGCCGACCGCCCGACTGAAGGCGCGAAGCCGGTTGTAGACGTTCATCGCGGTCACGAAGGGCCCCTCGATCCCGCCCTGCATCTGGATCACCTTTTCGGTCAGCCCGATCGCCTGGACCTGGACGGCCAGGTTGCGGTCGCGCTCGGACGAGCCCACGCCCACCTGGACCGAAAGCGCCTCACGCCTCGGCCAGCGCTCCGGCCGCACCTCGCGCCAGACCTGGCCCACCTTCATCCGCGTCGGGGCATGCTGCGGCGTGAACTGCTCGCGCAGCATCTGGTGGACGCCGAGAAACAGATCCTTCACCCCGGTCTCCGCGAACACGCGGCAGATCATCCGCACGCGCTTTTGCGCGGCGGCGATCAGCTGCATGGCGCCGCTGGCCGTGTCGTGCAGGGTGTCGGGGTTCAGCCCCTGGGCGTTGCGCACCACGCCCGAGCGCTGCTCGGCGACGGTCGCCATGAACTCCATCGCCGAGAAGACGTCGAAGCCCAGGGCTCCGGCCGAGATCGGCCGCACCGCCTGGCCGGTCTTCGAGCGCACCGGCACGTTGGGCGCATTGTTCAAGAGGTCCGAGAGGGTGAACTCGCTGGCGTCGTTCTCCGAGATCTCCATCCGCTGGTTCAGCGCGAAGTAGCCGCTGTCCAGCAGCATCCGCAGCAGCACCGTCTTGATGCGCATCACCTCGAACAGCTTGTCCGCCAGGCTCTCGCCATAGAAGCGGTGGGCCGAGAGATACGGCGTCAGCGCCCCGAACGGAATCTGGCTGACCACCTCCTTCTGCAGCAGCTTGGTCTGCTCGCTGTCCGTCTCGACGCGCCAGATCTCGACCTCGCCGTCATCGTCGGCGTCGATGCGCAGATAGTGGGTGCGCACCTCGACCACGCGCAGGTCGTCGATCCCGGTGTCGCCGGCGCGGTCGTGCTCGCCGGCCTCGTCGCGGGCGTTCTCCATCTCGTCCTGACGGGTGATCGCCTGGGGCAGGCTGCGGGCCAGCGCCTTGTCCACGCCGCGCGCGATCAGATCCTGCACCCGCGGCCGGTCACGCAGCGCGCAGTAGGCCGTGTCCCGCAGCGCGATGGCGTCCGCCGCGACCGTAAAGTCCTCCGAGGGCACCGCCTTGATGCAGACCCGGCCGCGCAGCTCCGAGAGCCTCACCGCGACCGTCCCGTCCTCGCGCGTCTCGACCGCCGCCCGCGCCCAGGGCGTCGCCAGCTGACCCAGCGCGGCCAGCGCCGCGCCCTCCTCCGGCCCGCCGGCCTCGTGAACCGCCAGCGGCCGCTCGTCCTCCTCCCACCACCAGTGGAACAGGCCCGTGCGGTTGAGCAGCGCGTCCTGGATCGCGTCGTGGAACGCGCGGAAAGCGTCGTTCTGGTGGAAGACGGCGTGGGTGACCGCGTCGGTCTCCTCGCGGGCCTGGGCCTCGTCGGCCGCCCCGTCCGCCTGGAAGGTCACGACGTCGTCGCCGCCGAAGAAGACCTCCATCACGTCGGGCATCAGGGTGTCGACCGCGTCGGCCAGGGTGGAGTCCACAGCCGTCGAGCGGCCGCGGATCACTGTCAGGTCGACGATCTTGCCCTGGCGGTACTCCTGGGCCTTGATCCGCACCCGCGCCAGCTCGCCGGTGTCGCCCTCGCCGAAGCCCACCGAGCGGCGGCACTCGTCGTCGACGATGCGCAGGAAGTCGGCGTCGGAGTAGCGCAGCTTACGCCGCGTCCCACCCGCGTCGTCACGTTCGGAAGCGTCCTCCATCAGGCCTTCAGCCCCACCAGGCCCGTCGCCGTCGTGCCGGTCGCCTTCACCTGCACGATGCGAGCGTTGATGGTCTGGCCGGCGACGGCGCTGATGGACGTGGTCGCGCCCAGCGAGTCCACCACGGCGACCGTGCCCGCACCGCCGACGATCAGACCGACCAGGTCGACGAAGGCGGTGTCGGAGGGCGTGATCGCGGCGAGGCCGCTGGCGACGAAATCGGAACGTAAGGTCATCAGACGATCCCCAGGTTCGGCATGACGAGCTCGCGTCGGCCCCGCACGACGGGCCTGGCCAGCGCGCCGTAACGGAAGGCGTCGGCCGCGTGGCTCGCCCAGTTGTGCAAGGGCCGCTCGCGCCAGACTTGGCGCTTCGCGTCCCATTCTCTTCGGTATTGCTTCAGGGCCTCGAGCCCGCGCGCGCAGCGCTCGGCGTCGAACCAGCAGCGCGCCAGCATCAGCCGGACCGCGTTGATCCCGTCCGCCACCGTCTGCTGGCCCACGACCTCGACGTCGCGCACGCCAAGCGCCCGCAGCGTCTCGACCCGGCTCACGCCCGTCCCAAGCTCGCGCGCCTCGGCGTCGTGCGGCAGCACGTGACGGCCATAACGGTAGTCCCGCGCCTCCAGCCGACGCACGATCTGCGGCAACCCCTCGCCCGAGACCTCCAGGTAGTCGACCACCCGCCGCTCCGGCCCGACGTCCTGGACGAACCAGATCGCGGTCGCATCATCGATGCCGAGGTCCCACCAGGTGTCGACCTTGACGGTGGGCTCGATCGGGACGCGGCAGAGCCTTTTATCGGCTTCGGCCTTGGCGAGCTCCGCGGCGTAGAAGGCGCCTTCGACGGCGGCCTCGAAACTGCACTCGTACTCCCGGGCGTAGGCCGCCTCGTCCATGCTCGCACGCGCGTCCGCCAGCTCTTCGCCGCTCAACAGGCCGGTCTGCGAGGCCTTCAGCTCCCACAGCGCCCAGCCGGGCTCGCCGCGGGCGGCGCGCTCGCGCAGCTCCCAGAAGCTGTTCTTGCCGCGAGGCGTGCCGGTGAAGGTGGCCCGCCCCTGCCGGTCCGACAGCGCCGGCCGGATCACCTCAGTCCAGGCCCGGGGGTCCCAGTCGCCGAACTCGTCGCAGTCGACGTCGTCCAGATAGAGGCCGCGCAGCGCGTCCGGGTTGTCCGCCCCGAAGAGGCGGATGCGCCCGCCGTTCGGCAGGTCGCAGCGCAGCTCGGATTCGTTCCAGCTCGCGCCGGCGATGGGCGCGGTGAAGCGCTTCAGGTGGTCCCAGGCCACCGCCTTGGCCTGCCCCAGGTAGGGCGCGACGTAGGCGCAGCGCGGATTGGGCTTCTCGCAGGTCAGCGCCGTGCGGATCAGCCCGTTCAGCGCGGCCACCGTCTTGCCCGCCCGCCGATGCGCCACCACCACCCGCCAGCGCGCCGCGCTCGCGTGGTAGGGCAGCCACACCGCTCTCGGCCGATAGGGGATCACGACCTCGCGCCGTTCGGGGCGCCGTTCGAGCGAAGCGACGGGTCGGGCGAGCCTTCGGCTTCCGTCAGCGCCCATCGGATCACCTGCTCGAAGGGTTTGTCGTCCTGGTTGCCCACCGCCACGCTGGCGAGCCTCGGGTGCACGTAGGGCGCGGCGGCCTTGGCCGCATCGAGCCGCTTGGCAGGCTCGGCGCTCTCGTCGCGCATCACCCGCAGCATGTAGTCGAGCGGGGTGATCCCGCCCGCCTCCACCCGCGCCAGCGCCTTGGCCGCCGCGGCCGGCGCGAGCGTCGCGGTCGTCTTCGTCGTCCTGCGCGCCACGCGGAGCCTTACGCGCTCAGCACCGCATGCCAGGCGCCGGCCGCAGCGCTGGTGAAGCTCGCCGTCTTGCCGGCCGCCAGCGCGAAGGCGGTGTTGGCGCCGGCCTGGTTGATCTGCTCGCCGGTGGCCGGGAACAGGTTCATGGAATTCGCGCCGGCGTTGGTCACGGTGATCTGCATCCCGGCCTTGGCCGCCGGCATGATCCCGGAGTCTCCCGCCGTCGCCACCGTGGTGAAGCGGTTGATCACCGCTGCGCACAGCGTCGCGCCCGCCTGCCCGCCGCCGGCGTGGGCGGTGAGCGCATCCACCGCCGTCACGGTCGGATAGCCGCCGGACGCGCCGGTGCCCACGCCCTCGCACGACCAGGCGCCCGCCGCCGCCGCCGCGAAGGCGTAGATCCCGCTGGGCGGCAACATGATCCCGGTCGCGCCAGCCACCCCGTTGAGGGTGTCGGAGCCATTGGCGTAGACCTGCACCGGGTTGGCGGTGTTGTTGATCACCATCACCGTCAGTCCGGCCACGGCCGCCATCAACCGCACCCCATCGCCGAGCGTCGAGCCCGCCGCCGGCGCGGTGGACGTATCCACCCGGTTGACCTCCTGGCTCAGCCCCGTCGCGCCGGCCTGGGTCCGCGTGGTCCCGGCGGTGATCCCGGTCAGCGAGCTGCCGGTGACGAACGCCCCCTGCGGCAGCGCCACGCCGCCCGCGAAGGTCCAGCCCGCATATTGCGAGCCCGAGATCCCGTATTTCTGTCCGACGCCAGCCATGGCGAACCCGTCCTCTTCTCTTCTGGGGTTGAAGCTGTTGATCTCGTTGAAATCGGCGACAGCCGTCGCCGCGACCTGCGCCGCCGCGACAGCTCAGCGATCCAGCTGGACCAGCTTGCCGACCAGGTAGTCCTCGGCGTCCGCGCGCGTGGCGAAGTCGGCGTTCCAGACCCAGCCGGTCGGCGAGAGCCGCCAGACCGTCCAGCCCTTCTGCGACCGCCGCGCCGCGAACCCGAGCCGCTGCGCCGCCCGCGCCGCCCTCTCGATCAGGCCATGCATGGGCGAGCCCCTCGATGCTCGAGCGCGCAAAGGAAGAGCCCGCCTCCGCCGCTTGCGGGCGCAGAGGTTCAAAGAGCTGTCTGTCGGCTGGCGGGCTGCCGCGATCCGGCGCCGCTCACGCGCGCCGAAGCCTAGAAAATCAAAAGCCCCGCAGTCCCTCGCGAGGCCCCTCGACCGCCACTCCGGCGATCATCTCATTTCGTGAATTCCGAGCCGATTTGCCCGCCGGCGCAAGAGCACCTTAAATGCGCACGCCTCACGCGATCGGGACTAACTCCCTGCGGATGAAGTCAATCCGGCCCAGCAGATTCTCGGCATGCTTGCGGGTCGCCGGGATCGAGATCGGGTAGCTTTCCGAAAGATCGCGGCCGGCCAGGATATTGTCCGCCCAGTCCTGGGCGATGGCGCAGTACATGCGGAGCGCGTCGGAAGGCGTAGGCGTGATCTCGGTCTCGAAGACCATCGAAGGCAGGTCGCCAACCACCACCCAGACCTCCGTCTCGCTGGTCAGTTCGCCGCGCTCGATCGGGCGGGCGAAGCGCACCAGGAACAGCGCCAGAATCGGCGTCACGGCGAAGGCGAGCGGCATGTCCGCGATCGGCTGCGACGAGCGGAAGCTCAGCACATAGGCCAGCGCCTCCGCCTCGAGCTTCTCGAGATCCACTGCTCTTCGGCATCGTAGTCGTAGCTGATGTAGGGCGCGCCCGTCGGGAAACGGCACGCATCCACGGGCGGTGTCGTCGTGGCTCCGGTCCGGCGCGCGGACCCGCCGCGCCGGGAAATACTGCCCCACGCTCAAGCCGCTCAAGAACATAATGCGAACGATCGCCAGCCGCCGAGCCTCAGCGCCAGCGTGCCATTTCGTGAATTCCGGGCCGATTTGCCGGCTGCCGCAAGCGCCAGCTGATCCGCATCAGGCCGGAAGATCGGCGGCCTCGGCGCGATCCACCGCCGGTCCTGCGCGCCACGGAAGGCCGGCGACCAGGCCATACGCCAGTCCGACGGGCGCGGAGCCGACGAAGGCCACGATGAAACCTATGAGCGTCATGCCCAGGAGAGGGCCGGGCGCCGGCCTGCCCGGTAGCAGGTGAGCCGCGGACTGCCAGCCTTGCAGGGTGCTGATCACCGCGCCCAGCGTACAGCACACGAGCGTGAACCACCCCCACACTGCGCGATCGGCGGCGCTCAAAATGTGGGGTGGTTCAGGCGCGGCTGTCGAAGGCCGGCGCGGCGAACACTAGAGAACGCGGATGCTGGCGGCCGGAGGAAGCCTGACTGGCGCCCACCATTCCGACCCTGCCATTTCGTGAATTCGCGGCCGATTTGCTGGGGAATGCAAGCCGCCCCTCACTCCCCCGGCGCGCTACGCTCCGCCGTTCCCAGCCGCTTCAGCACGCCCCTCGCCGCCGCG